ACTAGCCGAGGCCTTTTCAATATTACCCGCTATGCGGCTATCATTTCGTGCTTCTTGCAATTCTGCTTCAAAATATGCAATAGCCTCTGGAATATTTGAAATATCTTTCGATACTTTTGAATACCAGCCCATTAATCTTCGTCCTCGTCAAAGTCCCAGTTGTCTTCTTCTTCGTAACCTTCTTCAGTGTCCTGATCAAGATAGTATTCAACAGCTTCATCTAACGTTTCATCAAAGCCCACTGCTGACTCAAGTGTTTTATCACTTACTCCGTGGTCTGCCAGCAGGTCTATGTACCGTTCTGCCAGTGCCTCGTGAGTTTTCTTGTCAGCATATTCTTTAAATAACATCCAAATATCAGCAATTTGATTTTCATTCATGATTTAAGATTTCTCCAGTTTCAAGATCGACATTAGATTTTACTACAGGATTACTACTGAAGTCTACCATAACGGTATCAAGACAACTGTCTTCATTTCTTTCCCATTCTTTGCGGTATAGCTTCAGTTCTGTTCCATTCGACCCTGCGTATTTAAGTCTATTACCATCTTTTTGTAAGAAACCTTTTGCTTCAAACAAATCAACAAGACCGCTATAAGGATTCATACCTGTTTCATATGGAATCTTAATTTGTACGCTCTCAAACGGCTTGGCATAACGTGTTTTCATGATTTTACAGGCAGCACGAATGCCTTTAACTTCTGAAATTTTGTTACCGTCTTCGTCTTCTTTCAACTTCAACTTCTTCATAGCAACCACGATAGAACTTGCGTACACAAAACCCTGGCCGCCTGAGATTTTGTCATCTGGATCGAACATATCTTGACTAGCGTATGTGTGATTAGTACATACTAATCCAACATTATAACTGCCAAACATATTAACACAGTTACGAACTAGTGCTGTCAGTGCTTTAGGCTTACGACCCATGTCACCTTTCAAATCGCCTGCTTCGAACTGATTAACGTCTGTAGGAGTCAACAACATACCCAATGAGTCAATGACAAAAAGAACCTTTGGTCGGTCCTCCATTGTTTTGTATTCTTTCATAAACTCGTTAACTGTTTTAGCAACATCGTCAATCATTGCCATGTTCAGTTTAAGCAGTTTATCTTCACTGGTATCAACACCTAGTGCTTCTAACCAACTTTGATCAAGAGCATTTTCGCTGTCAACTAACACAACATAGATACCTTGTTTCTGTGCGTTTCTAATTAGATTGCCGGAACAGATAAAACTTTTACCTGCACCTGATTCTCCGGCAAACACAGTAACTTTACCCAATGGAACACCTTTGTTAAAGTCACTGCTGATAAGATAATTTAAGGCATAGTTACCTGTACTGACCCAATCTGTAGGATCATTGAAACCAACACCTAGTCCGTCAATACTCTTTGTTAAAGTCTTACGGAATTTTGATAAGTCAAATGCTTTAGAGGCCATTATTGATCTAACTCCATATTATTGTATTCTTTAATTAAAGCGATTAGTTCTTCTTCTGTATTACAAACAGTCTTTGTGTTTTTCCAATCTTCTTTCTTATCACGTCCACCAATTTCTACCATCCAAGCATTGTCGTAACGATTGATAGTAATTGATTCATTCACCTTTGCTAGTTTGCTTAATTTAGCCATAGTTATTCTCCTTAAATGGTGAGAGCTCGGGCATAAGAATTATATCTTAAGACCCGAGCCTTATTTTTATTGCTTGTTGCGGTTGCGAATCATCGCAAGGATGTCTTGTGCGCTACCACTAGGAGTAGTTTTAGATTCGGCAGCTGGAGCAGGTGCGCTCTTTGCAACTGGTGCCGCTTCTTCATCAAAATCATCTGCAGGAACCGGAGCGGCTGCACGAGTAGTTTTAGCGACAGGATCACCTGTTGCTTGACTCATACCTGCTGGTTTGAAGTATTGACCCCAACGTTCCATATCAAATGGTTCGCCATCAACAGATGCTTCAAACATTTCTTTGATAACTTTAACTTCAACATCGCTAGGCTTCTTGGGCAAGAAGTCTTTGAGATTGTAAAGACCGTGAGCATTAAGTGCTTCTTGCTCAACATCGCTCAATGGACGCTCACGACGGCTCCACTTCGAAGTAGAGTAGTCTGCGTAACCACCTTTGCTAGTCTTAATGAGTTTAAAGTCAACGCCGTGAATAGCGTCTGTAGGGAGATTGTCCATTTCTGGATCTAACAATGCACCGCGGATCAATTGGAAGATCTGTGGGCCAATGATAAATCTACGAATAGAGTTTTCTGGTTTGCTATCTTCTTTCAAACCGTCTTCAACAACAAAACCTTGGAAAATGTAACTGCGTTTCTTCCAGTACTTACGACCCATGTCTTCTAATGCAGGATCTTTGAACCAGCCACGAACCTCTGAGAGGATTGGGCATGTTTCGCCATACATTTCTACGCAGGGAACATTAACGATAGTTTGCTTTGAGTCAGTTTCACCTTTGATACCTGCAAACGGCAATTTAATCATTGCACGTTCTACCCAGAAAAAGGTGTTGTCTGTGTTGCCGTCGGGCAAAAAGCGAACTACTGCCTCTTGTCCTTCTTTGAGATTCCAGAACGGATAAATTGAATTATCACCGCCTGAACGTTGATTGTTGTCGGAACCACGTGATTCCTGTTCTTTAAGTTTTGCACGAATTTCAGCTAAAGATGCCATAATTTTTCTCCTATTGTTAGCCTTTTATAGTTGCCTTTATTTGTTGAAACCACTTCAACAAAAAAACGCATACATGTTATTGTATGCGTTTTTATTTATGTTTGCAAGAGAAATCTTGCCTAAATTATGACTTAATTGCTCAAACCGGCAAGCTTCTTCATTCTAGACATTTCGCCCAAACTAGTTAGTTTAGCAATTACTTTTTCAGCAATTGGTCCTGCGCTGTCGCCAAACTTTTTCTCACAGGCAATCTTAACACCTTCTTCTCCTTTTGGAAAAGTGCCTTCTTCGGCATTGTACATACTTTTAACAAATTCAATTAATTCATCTGCTTTGTTACCAAATACGTCTTCGACTCTCATGCCTGCTTTAGTGATAGCTTCGCCTAATGTCATTTCTTTACCAGCAATACGAATAATAGTTTCTGCTGTAGCGCCAGCTTTTTTTGCTTTCTTAATAGCATCAGCCATTCCTTTTTTGGCTAAATGGCGTGCCTTGTGTTTGATAGTATTACCAAACTGATCTTTGTCGTCGCCCTTCTTTTTGTAAGGACCGTCAAATGGAGGATCTTCTTTTTCTTCTGCTACTGGAGGAGTTGCCGGTGGTGTAGCTGGCTCGGCAGGAGCTGGTGCTGGTTCAGTAGCTACTGGTTCAGCAGGAGCTGGCTCGGCAGTTGGTTCAGCAGGAGTTTCTGGCTCAGCTGGTGTTTCTTCAAAATTAATTTTACTTAACACGTCTGTGCCATTTTCTTTATCTTTAATTTCGATATAGTCTTTGAGAATATCTCGTACATCTTGGTCTGGACTAATATCTGCTAATTCTTTTAATACTTCCATTAACTCGTCGTCTTCAATAACGCCAGTTAAACTTTCAATAGCATTGTTTCCGTCTGTTCCAACTGGAAACGGTTGCGACACTAGTTGATTAAGTTTTTCGATAGCTTCGTCTTGCTTGTCCTGGTCGTCACTGAATATATCTGAAGATCCTTCGACAATATTGTTAAGATATGATTCGTACTGATCAAATTCTTTAACTTCTTTACGATTGTCTTTTTCTTCTTCTTTTTCTTCCTCATCCATTAAATCTTCAATGGTTAAATTTTTAACTGGGATATCGCTTTCGTCTACTAGGTTAAAAATATAGGGAAATACATTTTTAAGTTCTTCATTAAATGTACGAATAGTTAAACGATCAATCCAATCGTTCATAATTTCTTCAGGTATTTCTTTTGCTGATTGTTCTTCAAATCCTTCAGCAAATTGTTCGTAATGATTAGAATTTTGTAAGCTAAAAATTTCTTTCTTAACTTGATCAATACGCTCTAACACTTTAAAGTTTACTGAGCTCATTGCTTCACTGACCATAGGATTACGTTCAACATATCCTTTAAACATACGTAACTTGCCAAGTTCTTCACTTAATCCAGTAATGTATGCTCCCATTGAATCATAAGGTGTTCCGCCATGGCAGATATGTTGTGCTAGAGCACGAGCACCATTTAAATGTTTAAATGGATACTTGAATCTTTCACCTTGCATATTTTCAATGTAGATGCTTTCAATTCTCTGTGTTCTACCAGCTGGATTTTCTAAATTAATAGGGGCACTATGTTTTACAATAATTTTTGATTCGCCAAACTGTTGAAAACTAGTTTTGCTTGTGCCATATAGTTTGCTTTCGGTCATGTTGCCGTCTCCGGATTTTTTGGATAAAAAGTCGTAATCTCTTTTTTCTAAATTACTTTTTGAAATGTCTCGTGTATCAAAATTTAATAATTTTTGTTTTGCAAATTCTCGAAGTTCTTTTAAGAATTCGTAAAATTTCTTTTTTGTATAATCAGATTCTTTGTCTACAATGGCATTCGAATAGATAACTGTAAGTCCGTCTTTATCGCCGTCCTCGTCTGCATCTTTTCCTGCAAGGTGGATCGTAATTCTTCCTAAATTATGCCCATCTGTTGCGTAGTCAAAATCAAAGAATCTAGCCTCTGAAGGTTTACCTGTGGTCTCGCTTTCTTCATCCTTAAGTGAAATCTCTGGAAAAGAAGTGCGAATTTTAGCAAATAACTCTTTAGCAATTAAATTTAGATTTTTATTCATAATCGTATTTATCACATGTTTGTGGAAATAAAAATAGGCATTGGCATGTCAATATCTTCTTCGCTAACAAAATCGCTGCTGTTAATAGTAGCGTAGACCCGCTGATCCCAATCCCCTAACACTTGACTCATGCGAACTAGCAATAAACAAGCACTGACTAGGTCGTCTTGTTCTTCGTTTTTAGCTTTAAAACTTACACCGTGTGCAATAAACGTTTTAAGCTCTGAAATCAAAGGCCTGCTGTAGATAGTCATTTTATTAGTTTCTATTAGATGTTTTAATCTAGCTGCGGCAGCAATTTTTGAACCGTGTGTAGTGTTAAACCCTTTACGGAATTTACGAACGTGTCCTTTACGCACAGGTTCGCTGACGAATAGTCCTGGAAAATTCTCTTCTCCAATATCTCGTATGCATACTAACCCTGCTTCGCCTACTGTGTTATTTTCAATAGTCCAATAGATGCTGTTAGGATTGTCTTCACCCATAAAATCATTAATATACTTTAGTATTTCACGTAGTATTTTAATTTGTCCTTGTATAGGAGTAAGATTGTGCTGCCATTCTGCAACCTGTGTGAAACTAGGTAATTCAAATACTTCTATGGCAGCATTGTTGCCGCCTGTTCCTAGACTAGGATCTAATGTAATGGCATATATGCTTTCTTTGTTTAATTTTTTATACCAACGGGTTTGACCTACTCGTTGAATAGGCTCAATTCCTTCTAATTCAGACAGTTTAATACTGCTGACCAGTGTTTCGTCATAGATCAAGAATTCGCAATTATATTCACGACGAAATCGTTCTTCACCAATACGACCACGCTCTGCACGTTCCCATACTTCGTCTCTATCAGGATGCTCACTCCACTTACAGGTAAATGGAAAGAAGCCATTAATACCAGTTTCTTGTTCATTACCAAACTCGTCAAACTTTTTATTAGCTTCTTTCCATATGGTAGCAAATGTATCTTCGTCACTGTTAGGTGTTGAAGTAATAATTGCCTTACCACCAGTGGCTAGTGTAGGTGATATGGAAGTCCAGAATTCATCAGCGATATTGGGGGGAACAAATGCAAACTCATCACAGTATAGTAAGGAGATAGACATACCGCGGCCTGTATTGCCAGTAGTAGTTGTAGAGACAATGCGTGATCCGTTATCAAATTCAATACTCCCTTTGTTATAGTTGACTACACCACAGCGTATATGATCAGGGCATAATTCATATGCATAACGAATACGCTGCATAATTTCTTGAGAACCTGTAAACTTGTGAGCTGAAATTAACACAGTTTGATCTGGATGAAACATTGCATACCACAGCAAGTAACCTGCCGCACAGGTAGTCTTGCCCATCTGACGTGGTAACATGTTTACATTAAATCTATGTCCGTGGTATGCGTCTAATAATCTAGTTTGAAATTCAAAAGGTTCAAAAAGTAGTTTACCTTTTACAGGATGCTGTATGTAAAAAAACTTTTGAGTAAAATAGTGATATCCGTCGTCGTTGCTACAGGCTAACAAATCTTCAATTTGTTGTTCTGTAAACGTTTCTTTGGTGTGAGCTTTTTTAGTTAAAACTCCATCTAACGATTTTGTTGGCATATGATTATTTACAACAAAAAAGCGGGCAAAAGCCCGCTTTTGAAATTACAAATTTAATCAACGAGATTTAACTTCGTTGTATAAATTTGACAAACGTTGCACTAGACCTTCCATTGCTGTAACACCTCGAGGCGCATATCCGTCGTAGCGATCGCCTTGATTACCTCTGCTAGCATTACCGTGTAGATCGTCACCTGTTCCTGTGACTGCACCAGTGTCTGCATACATTTCGTCTGGAGAATTAGCAAGTTCCTCTTGTCCAATTATTTTTTGGCCTGGTCCTTTATCATCTCCGCCCATAAATGGGTGTTGCATTTTCTTAATAAGGATTGCAGGATCTTCCATGTCATCACTGTCACTGCTGGTATTACCATCTTCGATATTTTTTAAGATATCCATTAGGTTTTTAATACCACCGGCGCCTTGTGCGTTCATGCTGACGTTAGCACTGATAGAATCTGCCTGTGGAGGAGTGCCATTTCTCATGCCCATCATACCGCCAGGCATATTTGCCATTCCAGGCATGCCACACTCATCTACATCGTCTTCTTTAACTTTAAAAGTTTGTCCGTCAACTTCAAATTCAGATTGACCAGAATCTCGAGCAGCATCTAATGCACCGCTAAAAGCATTGCCTTCTTTTGGTTGTTCTTGATTAGCAAGATCGTTTGCCATTGCTCCACGTTGTGCTCTGGCAGCGGCTGCTGGGTCAGGCATTCTAGTTTTGTTTGCTAGAATATTTGGTGCTCCTGGCGCCATTGGAGCTCTTTCTGGGGGTTCAGCGAGATGATCAGGTCCTGGTGCTGCCGGTGCTGCCGGTTGACCTGTGAGTGCGTTAATGCCAGGTCGTCCGCCTGTTGCTCGTTCAGTAGTTGGCTGATCCAATTCGACCATCTTTCTCATTAGTTCATTAAAATTCATATTATTATCCTTTTCTTGGGTCAGGGTTACCTGTTAGACCCTTGAGTAAACTATGAGCAGGGCCAGTTTTGGCCATTTCAGTTGCTTTTTCTTTGTGCAATGATTTAGCTAATAATTTTTCGTTTACACCTTTGTATTGTGTAGGTTGACTTTCTTTTCGTTGTTTTGCTAGGTCTTTTAAAAACCCGCTAATGTATTTTTCGCCTACTAAATTTTGATTATTTTCTTTAGGGTAATCTTGAGTTAAAATAGAAGTAGGATTATCTTCTTCTGTTTCAACAGCCATGTTTGCTTCTTCTATTGGCGTTCTTACACGAATGCAAGATCTACTTATACCAGTAGAGCTAGCTAACAATTCTGCTAATACTGCACTGGTAGTAGGATAATCTAATTCAGTTTCAAAAACTGTCATTGACGAATTTTTTATTTCTGGAAAATCAATTAATGTTGCTTGAATAGGAGTGCTTTTACCTTTGGTAAATTTACTTACTTGATATTTTTGTAATGCGGCTTCCATAACATCTTCACAATGCTCAGGAAGATCACCAGCAACTTTTATTTTAAAGACATACTTTTTAGTGTCTTGATTTTCTTTAAGGTATTGACTGAATAATTTCATGGCTTAAATCCTAATATATTATTTATTCATATTTTTAAGTTTTTCAATTAGACTATTGCGATCAGATATAATCACACCTTCACCATGTACTGTGAGAGTTTCATCGCCAGCTTTTTGATCTAATTGTTGTTTTTTAAGCTGTAGTTCGATCATCTTAAGTTTCTTGTCTAACTTTGCACTTTTAGCATCTATGGCATTTTTAAGCATAGTGCCTGCAACTTCAAATATACGTCCGCTATAACGTGCTTCTACATTCATACCCAGATCCATTAGATCATCATAGGCATCTGTAGCACGTTGAGCCAATGCATCGAGTTCGCCATCGGCAATATCACCAAGTCCCTTTACCTGTGGCAAGGCTGCTGATATTTTGTCAAATTCTGATAGTTCCCGTAATAACGGTTGTGATTGCTGGGCTACTGCATTTTTTTCAGCAAGTTTTTCCGCATCATTTACCATTTTCTTGTTTTCGGGCAAATTGAGCAATTCTTCGAGTTTTTTAGTCATACAACTACTTATCTTTTTCCACCATTGTGGAAAATTTCATTTTCGTTGATTACTCTAAATTTTATACCCTGTGCTTTGCACCAAGTCTGTGCGGCACGCCATTTAGCAACATTTCTAGCATACTCAATTTGATTGTGTTTGCTTTTGCCTACTTTTTCTCTTAACGTTTGATTCTGTGGTTTAACTTCTATTAGCTCTGTGTGTATTTGACTATTTTTGTCAAGATACTGTAAAAAGAAGTCTGGTATGTATACTGTTTGTCGAGCAGTAATTGGGCAACGATAAGGTATTGCTATTGATTCGCTGGCCCATTTTTGAACACTACCGTGCGTATCGCAAAAACGCATAAAGGCCAATTCCCAGCTACTACGATATGTTGGACTTTTTTTCCCTACATATTTTTCTGGATTCTGAAGTTGATATTTTCCTGATGCAAATCTGCTCATGGTTTAATATTTCTGCTTTCTAGAGCGTCATTATCTGAAGTAAACTTAAAACCTAAAATGCTGGTTTTTTCACGATAAGAATTAAGAACTTGACTTACAATAGTACTGAGCTGTACATCATTAAGTCCTTTGAGACTGTCTAATAGTTTAAAAACATTTATGTTATCAACTTTAGCCTGATTCATTAATACAATGCCAGTACTTCTAGCAGCTTCTTCCCCAAACCCTCGTTTTAAGAAAAAACCTACTACAGCGTCTACTTGGCTTGCAGGAAAACTTATTTGATTAACAAAATATTTGTCAAAAAATGTTTTGACTTCTGTACTACTATCTTCTGTAGCTTCTGTTGGAATATTACTAGTAACGTCTGACATGTTATCTGCCTTGTGGACCAAAAATACTTACTGCCTTTGCAGGAGTTGACTGTGATGCGCCTGGTACTGGAAAACTTACATTTGGTTGTCCGCTTAAACCAACTTGAGCAGCAGCATTTACTCCCGTTAGCACAGCACCAGTGACTTGATTTATTGCGCCTTCTCTTGTGAGATTTTTTGCATTTTGATATGTGTTAACTGCTGTAATAGCTGTACTTATAAATGCGGCAGGGTTTGTAAATGTGTTAGGATTTGCCATAGCACCTAGCACAGAACTTACTCCACTTAATATGCTGCTGGCATTGCCAAAAATACTTGTGCCGCCACCAAGTGCTACAGGATCTGCGGCTGCTCTTCTTGCCCTAGGATCTGAAGCATAAGGGCTAGGTGTTTGATCGTAGTGCTCTTGACTGAATCCATTGGGAATTCCGTTTCTTACTCTACCAGTTTCGTAGGCCACAGCTTCATAGGCTAATGTCATTGCCTGTTCCCCAGGCTGACTACTGGCTGAATCAAGTGTATCGTGATTCCACGCTGTTATCAACGGATTAATTAATTTATATCCGTACCATGCTTTTTTAGCAAGTTGATAAATTACTATACTTGTAAAAAATGGCACAGTACTATTGTTATCTAGACCAAAACTTCCTTTAAGGTGACTTTTAGCTTTCATAGCATTTCTATTGTAAGCACCAATAGTATCTGCTGCGCCGGTATCGCCGTAATAGTAGTTATAATAGTTATACCATAACTGTCCTACTACACCGTAGTTATCATCATGAAATCGTAAAGTCACTGGCTGATAATCAATTTTACTTTGTACAACTTTTTTTCTATTGTATTGATTTAATGTTTCTGATTGTATTGTAAATTTAGGTAACTCTGCGGTTTTAACCAGCATGTTAATTTCATTTTGATGTCGATATTTAAATCCTAAATTTTTAAGGGCATTAGAATTAATATTAAAAACTACGTGATAGAGAAATTTTGTTTTAGGGGCAAGACGAAGATCACTTTCTCGATATAATCGAGAAGCGTGTTGGAAATCTCGAAGAACAGGTTCTCCGGGTTGTCTTACTCCATATTGAACTGGTGTTGGCATAATAATATTTATCGTTCGATATTAACTACGTACTTAATAGATAGTCACAAAAAAGCCCACTCAGCGTGGGCTTTTTATTAAGCGCCTGTAGCGTTTGTGCTTACTGAACGACTGAAGCTTGTTCCAACGCCAGCTAATGGTGAATTATCTGGTTTCTGAATTGCATTGTCGTACTTGATACTCATCTGAATAGTTACAGGAGCATTTTCGCTGTAGCTTAAATTCTGATAGTTAACGTTTTCTAGATAGCAACCATAAAGTTCCCATGTTTCTAGAATACCAACTGCCTGATTGCCGTTACCACCGTCAAGAATTTCAATTTTAGTTTGAAATTTATAGTCGATACCAGCTGCTGCTGAAGCTTGCTCGTAAAAATCAAATTGTTTCTGTAATTGCTCACCAACAATTTTCTGTGTTGCGCCAGTTACATCGTCACGAACGTTTAATGTAATTGGTGACCATGTGTGTTTACCTGCTAGGTAAACACGGCTGTTATATACATCAACAGTAATTGGATCAAATGCTATAGTAGGTCTTGTTACATCAGCAACTTGTTTAGTTAACTCTGCTGTTGATGATGCTAACCCAAAACCTAGCAAAGTAACGCGGAAGCGATACTTGAGTTTTGGCATTAGCAAACCTTGTGACTGAGCACCGTCTAATGGTACTGTGAATTTGGTTAATGTTGAAATTGACATATTAATATCCTCTTATTATAGACCTGCTATTTCACCGGTATTCTTTAAGCGTAATGGAATGTAAATAAATTCCACTGCTTTTACAGGTTCAACAGCTACATCAACCCAAAGTTCATTTCTGTCAACTCTAGCAGGAGTGTTGTTGCTTTCGTCACAGACTACTAGGTAATCATAGAGAGCACGTTGTCCAACTAGTTCTAACATTAATGAATCGACAGCACCTTTGATTTCATCTCTAGTGATCTTATCGTTTGGTTCAAACACGTATGGTTTAGCTAGTGCGTTCAATTGTCTACGTAAGTAAATAACCAAACGAGCTACGTTGATACGATCAAGTGCGCTGGCTGCTTTAGCTCTAGTGCGTTGACCGTAGTTTACTAAACCGCTGCCTGTAAAGAATGTGATTGGATTAATCTTTGATTCATAAAGTGTATCGCGTTGTCCGTTGTTTAGGGCAACTGATTTAAATTCACCTTCTGCATCAACATATCCAACTGCTGTAGCATTAGTAATACCACCGCGACGTAGACCAGCTGGTGCAAACCATGGATAAGCAACTTGGTCGTTAAGAGCAATAGTTCTTAACATCATATGACTTGGTGGAACAACTACGTTGTTTCCTGCATTGTCGCTAGTAAAGCCCCATGGATAGAACATAGCCATGTACTCATCATAACTTACTGCACCTTGATCGTTGTCTTCAAGGGCTAAACGTTGGTTAGTGCCCCATCTGTTCAAACTAGTAGCGTCTGGTGTTAATCTTGCTGGTGTATCACCAACGATAAACGCTGTTAGTCCACGATCGTAGTTTAAGCTAATTAACTCGCCAATTAGTTCAGGATATCCTGGGCAAGCAATTAAGTTAAACACGCGACTTTCTTCGTCACGAATTTGTTGATTGCTGTTCACTAACGCTTGTAAAGATTGTACAACTACTTTGCGCTGTGCTTGACGACCAAAGCTTCCGCTTCCGTCTGGGTTATTAGCACTTTCTGTTACCCAACGATGTGGGTAGTATGCAGCCATTGATTCACCTACTGGAGCATTGAATCTTGTGTTGTCTGCTGTAGTGTCAATGTAACCCTGTTTAAATTTCTTAACGTTGAATCCTGAACGGCGTAGATTCCATAACAACATACCCTTTGGATATAGTGCTGGATCTGGTGCGTCAAAGTCTACAAAGTTGCTTGTGAGTAGTTCTTCGATAGTGCCTGTTGGTGCATTATCAGCAGTACCGCCGTCTGTTCCAAGGCGTGCATCTGCAAATAAAATACCTTCGTCTGTTGACTGATCGGTTTTGTCTACTAGTACCCAACGATCTTTAACTGGCTTGTTTAGCAAGTCTGAATCGTATTTGTAAATTGTTGGATAATTCTCAATGTCGCTGGTATCAATCCATAGGTCACCAGTTTCAAGAGCTGTGCCATCGCTTTGTTTTTCTGGAGCTGTGGCAGCTACGATTGGTCCTGCTGGATCAGTGCCTTCTGCAAAGTATGGGCTTGTTGGGCTCTTATAGCCGACCCACTTGTCACCGTCATGAATCATAACGTCAACTTCGTCAACTACACTGCTATACCATAATGTACCGTCTTCTGCAAGGCTACCTGGATTATCTGATGAACTAATGTACACTAGTGGTACCCAGTTACTGGCCACATAGTCGGAATCAGTTTGTCCTACTGGAGCCAATTGGATCCATTCAGTACCTTCACCAAAATTACCTTCACTTGGCTCATATTGATATGAGCTTGAAAGTGCTAGTGCGTTCATTGGAGCGTTTAGGCCATCGCTAAATCTAATTTCTCCGCCCTTGGCGTGTTTAATTATTAAACGATTCTGACTGTCAACTTCTGCTGTGATATTTACAAATCCACCAGCATTGATTACAGTAGCAATAGTTTCTGCATCAGATGCATCGCCAGCTGCTTCGAATTGAATAGCATTTTGATTAGACAATGCAGCCTGTCCAACTAATGATTCTGCTATAGTAAAGACATAATCTGTACCAGTAGTAAGTGTACCAGTTGTAATTTTTACAGATCTTACTGACGTTGCACCAATTGCAGCTCTACGCCATGCTTTGAATTCTGCTACACGGGGTGTTGTATCTGCTGTGTCGTCATTTTCTTGGAAGTTATACTGTACATATACTGAACCAAGAGCAATGTTTGCACCACCACCTGTTTTGTCTAGGTTGAAAATAGCGTCATGGCCGTTTTCGTATAACGGTGCAGTAACGTTGTCCCACAATAATGTTTGACCGTTCCAACGCTTGAATCTCCAACGAGCACCAAGGTTGCTTTCTGTTGTTTTAATCCATACAGAACCTGTTGGACGTGGATATGTATCTTTGCGCTTGAATGTAGGAACTTGTGTGTGCTTGCTAATTGCCAAACGTGGATTGTAGTAGTCACCACCTGTAATACCTAAAACTGTTAGTAAAGCAGGAGTACTACCGGCGCCAATTTCAATTAAATTAGAATCTTCGCCTGTGTCGCCGCTTTCACCACCGTGATAAATTTCTAACTTATTATTAACTACGGCAGCACTGATACCATA